TGATAACTCAAAGTCTTGGTAGTCTAACTGAGACTGATCAAACGATGGCTGTCCACCTAATAATGATGTGTATGTCCACTTAGGATCATTTGGCAGTCTAAAGTAAGAAGCCCTTACCTGACCAAAGCTTGATATGCTATCAGGATAAACTATTAGATTATCTCCTCTGTGCGTATACACCGGAAACATTGTAGATGGAAAGGTAAGGTTAGACAACCTAAGAGAATTAATAACACTAAGGTTTACCTTGTCTATCTCCTTAAAGTTTTTTGTTGGCTGTATATAGTATGTTAGACCGACAGATGGAAATAGGTCAGTGGATAATACCAACCTTGTCGCAGACGTTATGCTAGTAACAATAGCAAAAACTCCGTTGACTCCTGTAGTTACTATATCACCCGGAACTACTCCCAATGCAATAAAGTCTACCGAAGTGTCATCTAATTCGTTAATAACAATAGCAGTATTAACACCCGATATAATCGGGTCAGTATAATAAATAATTTTGTTTATAAGATACAAGACATCGCCCGTAGTTGTTGGTGATGGAATAGAAAACGTTGACTCTCCTGCAATACCAACAGCAAGGTTTAATAACCTATACTCTGCAAATATTTCAATAGCATCCTCAATTATTCGCTTTTGGTCTGCATAGTCAACACCTGAAGCTCTTGCATTCTCAAGATTTATTGTCTTGTTATATTCCTTAAAGTAATCTTCAAAGATTTCTAATTGAGCTTGCTTAGAGAACAAGTTAAAGTCTGATGGAGATATATACCCATAGTTATTTTTATTGAGTACGGACAATACCGTATTTCTTACAGAGTTTATCATCTATCTACATTTTTACAAATATAAAAAAAGAAAGGGGTATAAAATATACCCCTCGCAAAACAATTATTATTATTAAGATTCTAGTCCTAAAGGATAGTCTCCAACATCTTCAGTGAATCCAATCCCTCATCACTTCTAAGGTATGAACCCGCCGCATCGTATGGATCTTGCCCATAAGGGACAGACATCATTTTCTTTTTATTGGTCGGTGTGTTAAACCAAACCTCTTTATTCCCGTTTCTAAACGTCAATAAGTTTGCGTCAAAGAACTTATGGATGTCAGACTTGTACTTAAGCTCAGGATCTTTCAACATGTCCATGAAAGAAATAGGGTCCTTCTTTGCAAATACAATAACATCCCTGCGAAGTACTGCAGTAGTCACTAACGATGGGTCCTTACCAAACATAACCCGAGACATGGTCTCTAGTTGTTCGACAGTTAAGCTACGTGCCTCAATCAACGCATCCACCTCAAGCTCTAAAGCGTCACTTTCTTTCTTAGCATCTGCCTCGTGGTCAACAAGTTCAAATGCAATCCCTAGTAATGGATGGAAGTGAAGGAACTGCTGTAATACCGGGTTTGTTCTTGGTACAACTAGTTGACCATCCTCAAACACAATTGGTTCTAAGATAGCGTTCCCGTCCTGCTCATCTTCGAATGGAGACTTCTGATTTCTCGCGTACCGAAGTGGCTTATTAATATTTTTTTCTTCGTCAAACCACATAAGGGGATACCGCTTAGTATTCCTAGATGGTAGAGTGAATGATAACGGACTCTGCCCGTTCTTTAACTTGTAGACCTTGTCGGTCTGTGTGATGTTTGCTTTGTTTGTCATTTGATATGATTAGATGTTTAAAGAAAGGGAGAGTGTCCTCAAGGACACTCATCCCTATTCTATGATTAATAATTAATTATGCTGCTCCGTAACGGAATAACACGAAGTTGTTTGCTCCAAGGGTACAAACGCAACGCTCAGACAAGAAGTTTACCTCCATTGCATCAAGGTCGCTATTAGTAGCACCACCGGCAGATCCCGTGATCCACGTCTTGTACTTGCGATCTTCAGCATCAGACTTACGGTAACGAACGTGTAAGAAAGGACGCTTAGCGTTCTTACCCATCACTTGATCGTATACAGTAGTTGAACCTGCAGGCACAAGCAATCCTGAGATTGTACCATTAAGACCTGAAGTCGTAGCAGCACTCAAGCCACCACGCATTGTTGGGTCATTTAGGTACTTCCAATCAGACTTGTAGAAGTCATAACCTCTACGGAATCCACTGAATCCAAGGTTCAATGCCATGTTGGTATCGTTGTCGAACAATCCAAAGGATGCACTGTTCGCAGAACCGGTTCCATTGAAACCATTCAAGGTAGCCAACATATCATCGATATCGAAACTCATGTCGCGATTAACAAATAATGCATTCTCCTCGATTGATCCCTGCTTATCAAGACGTGCAACAATAGTGTCGAAGTCTGCTAAAGTTGATGGCGTACCACCTCCCCAAACATTACCACGGTTACCTACTGCATAGAACACCCCCTCAGATCCCTTAAATCCTGCCGTGATAGCACCCGAAGCTGTCTCAGCCGGAACCGCTTCGATCATTGCAGTCTCTAAGTAGTCCTCAAAACGCAAGCGCGTATCAGACTGAGACTTTAAGTACCACAAGAATCCGCTTGCACCACCCTCAGAGGTAACCTCAACCCAACCAATCTGAGCCATGTCAGATCCGTTAACTGCGTATCTGTCTTTGATGATAATCGGACTGTTGTCGAAGAATGAATCTTCTGCTTCCAATGACCCTACCATTCCATTAGTTCCTTTCTTGAACTCAGAACCGTAGATAAACATTGTACAATTATCTAAGTTTACAATACCTACCGTTGCTTCGTAGAAGGCTACAGTAACTACTAGTCCTGTCACAGCAGTAACGATAGCCTTGTTTGTAACTCCCGTAGAATTAACTTGTACAAACAATGTCTGACCAATGCGAATGGCTGCCGTGGTAGCTCCCGTGTCAGAGATAGTGAATGTTCCTACACCCGCCGCAACAGCCGAAGCTGCACAAGAGGTGTACTTAATGTGTAATCGACCTTGCTCTGCCCACTTGATTTGGTCAGATGCTGAAGGGATTTCTGCTCCTACCATTCTCATGAAGGATGCAATCGAACGGTTACCGTAACGCTCAAACTCCTTCTCGTAAGTATCCGGAAGATACTGATTCAAGAAGTCAAAGTTTGTGATATAGTTCGTTGACAATGCTACTTTTTCAGCCGCCGGCTGAAGTGCAAATGTCGGTGTGGATAATACTGCTCCTGCCATTTTTTTTTAGTTTTTAATAGTTAGACTTTTTTTGCACTTCTAATTTTAAGTCCGCGTCCGCTTTCAGGTGCTAATTCCCGAATCGATATGCCTCCCTTTATAACGACATCGTTGGCTTTACGTTCAGACATTTGGATGTTCTTCTGTTTACGTAGTACCCCTTCTGTAGCGTCAGATAACCCCTGTTCGTAGAAGTGCTTAGCGAACTTATCAGGGTTCATAGCTATGGCGAGAGAGCGATGGTATCCGTTTGCGTCCTCAATGAGACCATCCTTATTGAGAAACCTCTTGATAAAGTTCTCGGGTGTGGATTGTATCCTCTTTAATTCTTCAGCGTCACCGGGACTATACACAAGCTTTTGGTCATTAACATTGAATTCAAAACCTTTGAACTCTTTATTAAAAACCTCTTCGGTCTTATTAAAAAACCATGTGCGCTTGCGATCTGTCACCTCTTCTTCTGTCTTTGCCTGTTGCATATGGTTGCGATACGAATCTAGTTCATTCTTTGCCTCTTCGGACATACCCACCGTACTTGACTCAAGGGGTGTCTTGTATTTCTCCTTTAAGGAATTGAAGTAACTCTTTGCTTTCGCAACTTCTCTTTTCTTTTCAATCTTCTTCTTGTCGATGACAGACTTCTCGTCTAAGTCCTCGTCGTAACTAAACTCTTCGACCAACACGTCAATGTCTTCCGTATCTAAACCCTCTTGAGTTTCAAGGTAGTACTTCCTTAATAGGTCACCACTGTCCATCTCATCAAAGTTCTTATTTAATTTAAGGAAGTCATCGAACCCTCTGCCCGTTTCCTTCTTATACTTTAGGTAAACCTGAACATCTTCAGGAATATCTTCGGATTTGTTTTCGATACCAATAAACTCATCA